AATATGACGTTGCCGCCGACCTTTACGATCCCGTAGTGCTTTAACCGCGGCCCCGCCGAGTTCTTGCTGTTCAATTGAACATTTTGAGGTGTCGCGGCATCAGGAATTTTTGGCTGGCTCAATTGCGCCAATGCCAAAGAACCGCCAACACTCACCAACGCCCCTGCAAGGGTAAGCCCTCCTGCAGCCGAGAAAAGCGCAACAGAGCCGCCAACTCCGAAAACACCAGGTGCGATAAAAGCTAAAGCCTGCGGCATGACCACCCTTTCAAAATTGAGAAGTCATCCACAACACGCAAGCCTGTTTCCAGTCGAACGATCGCGCGACCATTTACGATTAATCCACACAAAGTCAGCGAACCCAACTTTATGATCGCAACCCCGTCGCCATCCAGATCACACAAATTGAGGCGGTCCATGCGCGGCGAAACGAGCCGAACCAATCCGCCTGCAGAAATAATTAATTGCCGGCACTCAAACCGCGTTGAATACGTCCCACGCAGATCCTGAGCTGGATCGACACCCAACTCATGTGCAACAGCAGACGCACACCACAAAGCACAATCGTTTCGACCCCACTCGAAATTATTCGAGCAGGTTTTTTTGAGGTAATCAGAGAGCATTTTACCAATCAGTCCATGTGATCAGCTTGCCAGCCTCAGTGACGAATTGCAGCCCTTCGTCAGTTGGATGACGGCGCTGTTGATCCAAGTAGGTCAGCATGCCGTAAACAGGCACACCCTTGCGCGACATAAATCCTTCAATTGTCAAACTGACAATCATCCCACCACGCGGGCGAGAAACGTTCATTTTGTCCATAATCCCGATATCGAAAGCGAACGGATGACCAACGGGCTGATTGCTATCTGGATCGAACAACTGCCCATACAGTCCCGCTTCACGACCTCGACAATCCGAACTATTGCGAACCATTCGAAAGATATCAGCCGCCCAGTTTTCCGCATCAATCCATTCATTTGGCAGACCAAGTCGGAGTTTGCGGAATGGCGCAAGCTGATCATCGCCACCACTGACCTCTGGAAGACCAATCAACAGACCACTGCCCGCGCCCCATTCGTAGCCCCATTTCCAATCAGTAAATGGGATATTGCGATTGCTCAGAAAAAGAGGCTCGCTCGCAAAATCCAAATGCATCAGGACCGACATTTGAACCGCACCACGACCAAGAAGATCCATCACCGGCTCGCGCCATTCTTCCGGCTGCGCTTTCAAAAATTCGATCATCGATCAAATGCCTCAACGACATTAACTGTCATTGGCTCTGAATAAACCCCTAGATTTACAAAGACGCTCCAATCATCATTGCTCATCAGCCGAAGATCCACATGAGGCTCAGACACACGAACGACGGTACCTGCAGGAGCATCAACCCGAACAGGAGGAGAAAATCTAATATCTCCATCGTCGTTATTCTCAACCTCATAAAGGCGCGCCAAGATGGAAAACCGATCCCCGACCGCTAAGTTGCGTCCGACATAGCTATTCAGCTTAACGTTTACGCTTCCCGCGCTTAAATCATTTAACAGCACATCGTCTGCACCGTCTGGAAGTGCAAACCCTGATCCATCAGAAAACGTCGATCCATCTGAGTAAGTTATTGAACCTCGATCGATAGCTTCTTGCGGCACGCCAACAGACTTCCAGAACGCCACATCGTCACCTGCAAAAAATGGACTGGCCAAATTCAAAAGGGGAATACGAAAGACACCCGCACGACCGCGCATTTGCGTTGGAACCGATCGTAAGAGCGCCAAATCCTTGCCAAACATGGGCGGAAAAACAATCGATCCGCGCCAAGTTCTATTTTCTGTATAAAGAACCTGCTCACGACCATCGATGCCAGGATTATAATCCGACGCATCCCCCAACAGACGCAAGTTGTCGTGTCGAATTTGCTGCCCAAGTGACGCTGTAAGGTCTACAAAACCAGCCATTGAATTAGTACCCCCTGCGCTGAGCTTCACGAGCAGCGATGTTGTTGCCCTCTATTCCCGCGCGTACAATTTCAGCGGATTGCTGCGCCGCATCGTTCAGAAACTCTGCCTTCAACCCATCCCCTAACGAGATGCGCATCAGTCCGGTTGATTTCTGAGAATTTCCACCGCCCAACGCTTGACGAACTGCGCTGTTCATCTGGCCATGATTTAAAACCCCACCATTTCCACTAGAAAACAGCCACTCGGATCGCGGTGTATTTTCGTTGACTTGATAAATTTGCCCCGCACGAACACCACCACCCATTGCCCGCGCGCCGAACAAGCCGCCGACGATACTTCCAAGGAAGTTTCCTCGACCACCGCCACCAAGACCTGTAAGCTTTAGCAGTATTGATTCAATACCTTGCGACAACCAAGTCTGTGCAACCTTTCGCAACGCATTTGAGAGCACATCTCCCCAGCTCTTGCCTTGCAGGATGGCACCAGCAAATTCATCCGCTAAACTTTTAACGCCATCACGAAGAGTTTTGAGTTTATCGACAGCCTTTTTGGCAGCACTAGAAACCCCACCACTCGCAGAGCCGCCCTCTAATGACTTAGCCGCACCCGCTGCATCATCGGTAAGATCGCTCAGTCCAGAACCTAACTTTTCAGTCTCAGCCAACGCGGATGCCTCAGCATCGCGGGCATCATCCATCGCCTGACGAAGGTCTTGCAGAGCATCAAGTGGCAACAACGCATCTTCAGACAGCATTGAACCGAGCGCGCCAGAAGTTCCAGCTTGGTTTATTAAATCTGTTCCAGCGGACCTCAACCCGACACCGCCTTGACCAAAATCAGTTTGACCCTGCGCAGATGCGAACGCATCTCGCGCCGCATTTGTGACAGTTTGAGAACCTGCAAAAGGATTGTCTGGAGATCCCAAATTCACCTTACCCAAAGGGTCGAGACCCGAAAAATCACCCCGTGCCCATTCTGGAATAGATAGAATCACACCATTAATTTTGGTGATAAAGGCATTGATGCGATCGACAACACTGTTGACCAACGCTTCAACACCGCGAACCACTGAGCCAGCAGATTGAAACATCAACGACCCAAGAGCATTAGGCAGCGCCGCGAAAGCAGCGATCATCGCATCCTTAGCGCCAATTCCAATGTCGGCCATCCGAGCAGCCCAAGCCGTAGCATTATTAATGATTTCGCCCAGGCTTCGCGTAGCGTTACCTGCGATCAACTGAAACGAACCCCGAACACGAAGTCCCATTGATCTAAAGATCATTGCAATACGATCACCAACTTCAGATGCGATCGCTTTTAGATGACTGACAACAATACCAAACGAACCTGCCTGCTGAATGAGCGCGCGCAAGCCCGAAAGAACTTGACCGATACCAGACCAAAATCCACTCAAGAAGCTTAGGTATTTTCGAGAGATTGAAGAGAGTGAGTTCGAAAGCGTTGAGCCACTGTTGAAAACATAGGTGACCAGTGATTTGACAATAACAATAGCGTCTTGAACACCATCTACAAATTTGCGGATTATGGGTGCCCAGCTCGTCAGGCGTTTTGATGCCGCCTCGAGCGCAGGAGCCATCGCTATGGTCACATCGGTCCCAATGCCGCGCACCACGAGACCAATGCGCGACATGGCATCATTGGCTTGTTCAATTTTTCCAGCCTCGACATCCGAGATGACGCGACCAAATTTTGACACCTCTTCAGCCGCCTGCGCAATCGTGGCAGGGTCCAGTCGCGTCATCGCAATGGAGCCCTCTTCACCGAAGAGCGCGCCAGCCACCGATGCACGTTCAGCTTGCGGAATGAACTCTGATATTGCCGCGTTGATTTTTGCTATCTGTTCATCAAGTGGCAACTTCAAAAGATCTGACGAACTGAGTTTTAAACGCTCCAACGCCTTGACGGCAGCACCGGAACCGGTGGCGGCTTGAGACAGCCTCCGGTACAAATCCTTTGAACCTTGCTCTAGCTGCGCTTGCCCAACACCTGCAAGCTCACCTGCCCGCGCCAAGGTTTGCATGCTTTCGACTGTTGTCCCGAGGGACCGTGCCAGCTTGGCCTGCGCATCAACCGTATCAAGTGTCGACTTTATCGCGCGCGTAGATCCAATGGCAGCAGCAGCGGCGGCCAAAGGCGCAAACATCCGTTTCGCAAACGCTGCGAACTTTACGACCTTTGATTTTTGGCGTTTAACGTCTTTGTCAAACTTCGCACCATCGAGGCGCAAAATTGCGCGCAGAATACCAACCTTCTTGCTCATGCTTGACCCTTCATTTGCGCCAGTTGCTGTTGTGTGATCTTCGGCATGTGAGCCGTCGCATTGAATAAATGTTGAGCCAGTTCACGAGGACTTTTGGCGCGACCACCGTGCAGCAATCCAGAAACAAATTTTCTGAAATCCGTATCTTTAGCATGCGCCATACGGGCAGCAACAGCCGCATCGACCAGAGCCGATTTTTGACGTTTTTGCCGCTCTTTAAGCGCTCGAGAATGCTCCCACAGCTTCAAGCCATCAAAGACACTCAACGTGCCGCCGCCTGCCAACCAAGCCGCGCGCATATCCAATGCGGACGGCAAATCAACAGGCCCACCCTCGACCGCCTTTCCCTCACCTGATTTTGACGGCAGCGGGTCTTCAAGAAAGTCTTGAAGTGATTGAGCAATAAGGTCGGGGCGTTTTCTGAGAAGATTTGCAACACGCTTGCGCGAAAGGACCCGATCTTTACAGCAAAAATAAATCAGCGAAATCAGGGTGCCCACTAAATCAGACGCAAGCGGCGCGTCTGGATCATGTGACCCGACAGATACCAATTGCTCAATGAACGCAGGTGCAGAAACGCCTGTGGACTTTTCGAACAAACACAACCCTCCCATAGTGATTACGGGAGGGGAAATCTTGTTAAAAATCATGTCAGTTTACGCAAGCGCAATCGGGTTATCGATCTCGGCCATGATGGCAATTTTCACGACTGCCATTGCCTTGTCTTTCATAGGAACAGATGTCGGATCAAAGTGCAAAATGCGCCCCGCAAACCCACGGAATTTGCTGCCCATCGTAATCAGTAGCTCGACCACCTCTTCACTGGCGATCAAAGACCGAATTGTTGCCTCACCACCCCAACCATCCCAGTATTGAATAGGAAGCTCATAGACCAAAGGATCACGCGGTCCGTTCTTTACTTCACCGACACGTCCGGGACTGCGCTGATGTGTGGTATCAATCTGAGGAGGGGTCAGATCGGGAAAGTCCACATCCTCCACCCCCATAATTTCAAGAATTTCAGCGGGATCGCCATGGCGAATGTGAAACTGGATGTCCAAGTTTAGGCCAACTTCGGCCTCGGAATATTGTCTTACGCCTAGCATATCAGGTCCTTTCTAAACAAGTTTCATAAAACCGGTGACCACGAAGAGCATCATCACAGACCCAAGGATCTGTTTTGTTTCGGGGCCAGTTTTTGTTTCAGTGCGAGCAAGAGACACGCTTTGCACACCGAGTTGCTCTTTCAACCCCGCCACCAAAAGCGTTTCTATTTTCTCAGAATAGTCATCAAGAAGATCTTCTATATCGGTGACTGCAGCCGTGACTTTTGCAGCGACCACAAGGTCTGTGTCCACCTGTACCTGACGCCTCGAAAGGTCCCTTTGGTCCTCGCTTGGCGTAGACACGGAAAAGCACGGACACGCCGCCACATCCACCTGGGCGCTCGACAGAACCTCTGTTGCACCCAAAAAAAACGGATCAGCCGTCAATAAGTCTTTGGCGACAGAACGCAGGGCCTTGCGATGGTGTGTCATGCAATATCGTCCTCAGTGAGCGTGATGAAAAAGTGGCGGTCATTGGCGGGGGAGCGTGTGGGATATTTCGCCGTCACGCGGAATATTTCACCGGGCCGCAACGAGACCGACACACTGTCACCACGCGTCACACGCGCTGCATCAACGGCGCGAAGCTTAAGAGTGGGCGTAATTGCAATGGTGTCGCTTCCGTCCAATTCGTTGAGTTCAGTTGGCTCTTCACGAAATATCCCGCGACACGGAAAATCGGCTTGGCCCGCGCGATGTAGGGTGACCTCGCTGTCGAAGATCCCTTCGAACAGTCCAGTCACCCCGTCAAAGATTGACATCCGACCTGTTAGCCCGAAGCGCCGGACAAGCGAACAGCACCAACGGTCGATGGGTTTGCAGCGGCAGCAACCGCATGGCCAATTTTGGTATTGCTGCCCACCGTGGTCGTGCAAGCTTTGGCGGTATCGTCCCAATAAACCGCAGCACCAACCGTCCACGCCTGAGCTTCGACTTTGGCAAGTTCAAACACACCAACCACCGCGAGTTCAACTTCAGCAGCGACTTTGACATCAGCAGTCAAAACACCAAAGAGCTTACCAACGAGAATTCCGGCCCCTGACGTGCCGACAGCGGCGGCAGTGATCGTGATCGTATTTCCGGCTTGAATGAAATTTTTCATGTTTGTCTCCGAATTGATTTGTTGAGTTCCATAGAAAAGGGCCTCGCAAATTGAGGCCCTTTTTCTGGCGCGATCTATTATCGCGCGGCAATTTGGGAGAGCTTATGCGCCCGCGTTCTTGTAGCCGTAGCGGCTATCTTGTGCCCCAACGCCAAAGTCATGTTCGACTGAGATGGCCATACCTTGGCGACCAAACGGCTCGTCAGTACGGACGCGCGGACCTTCAGCACCTTCAAGGAAGCCATGAACCCAATTTGTGCCGCCAGCGGATGGCGCTGTCAGCAAGTACCATGCGCCAGTCGTGATGCGTGGCGTTTGTACGTGCGTTAAATCACCAGAAAATGGATTTACATCGCTTGCTTTGGATGGTGTGACCTCAGCAATCAATTGCTTTGCCGGAAGCGCCTGCTTGGCCCCCGTAAGCAGGATTGACGGCACGGTACCTAGTCCTTCACCGTCCAAGCTTTTTTGCTCCGACAGCGCCTGCATACCCGCGTCAACAGAAGCGACAGAAATTGCAGAACTGGCTACAGCGAGATTCTTGTGATCCGCATGGAACATCAATTTTCCGCTCGCCATCTTGGCCGAAAGAGCAAACGCGTAGAACGTCTTGTCTTCGAACTGAGCAACCGCGCGACCGTAATTTGACAGAATGCGATCAATCGCGCCAAGGTCATCATTGATCATCATTTGGCGGGAAATCGCAATCTGGCGACCGAAGCTGGACAGGATGGCTGTCTCTTTGCTTTCGCCGAACGTCCCATGTTTGATCTCGCCATTCTCACCAATTGGCAACAGAGACGGAAAATCACCGGCACGAACGAGCGGTACTTCGCGGAAGTCACGGAAGTCGAGGCGCTCAGACACCAAATCGTAGGTCGGCTGAAGTGCCTCGTAAGCCGTAAGCAAACGCTTGTGCAAAGCATTTTCGAAAATCGCAGGGAAGTCGGACGTGGAATGTGCCGCCGCCTCAAAGACAGCGATACGATCTGCAGCAGTACGTGTGCTACCGCGATGGCCAACGATCTGGGCAGCCATGTCCACGAGGGACAAGTTCATGTAGTCACGCGCAGGACCACTGACGTCGCGAGCGCGCGACATTTGGGCGACAATGGCGCCAGACATACCGGCGCGCATGGTTTCACGTTCATCACGAACGATTGTCGCACGCGATACGCCGCGACGGGTAGATGCAGACATTGGGTTTTCTCCCTGTACTTCTTTCGCAAGGTACGCCGACGCCTGAACGGCGGTCATCCCTTTGGTGATCATGTGTTGAGCAGTTGCCGCGGGCTGACCGAAGGACGCGGCCATTTGCAACAAGGTTTTTGCCGTTGCCGGCGACTCTTCATCGTCCACATTTTCGGCAGCGTCGTCGTCTTCGACCGTGGCAGTCGCGTCATCATCTTCGTCGCTGACATCGCCATCATTTTGATCTTCATCCGACACATCTTCTGCCGTTGTGTCTTCAATTTGATCGCCTTCGGTTTGGGCTTTGGTCGTGGTTTTTGCTGTGGTTTTGGTTTTGTCGGTTTTTGCCATGGTCTGGCTCCTTTGTTGCACGGGAACACCCGCAATCATGGCCACCAAGGCCGGTTGCGTAATTTGAGATTTGAAACGTTGGCCACTCGCAGTGAGAGCAGCTGGGGCGTGGCGATACATGGAATAGTCGAATGCGGCGGCTTCAAGTTCCGTCTCAGGGTCTTGAGCCAATTCCGTCACAAAGCCTTTTTCCAAGGCCTCTTCGCCGTCCATCCATGTTTCGGCTTTCATGATTTCGCGCACGTCATCAATGGGTAGCCCCGTTTGGCGCGCGTAAAGCTTGGCCATGTTCGTTGCGGCCTTCGCAAGTGAGCGAGCTACTTGAAGATGGTCTTCCTCTGTCCCACGGCCCTCAATCCACCACGTCGCGGGATCGTGGACCATCATCATAGCCCCGTCGCCCATGACGATGTCATCACCCGCCAAAGCAATGACGCTCGCAATTGAGCCTGCAAGGCCTTGAATGACCACGCGCTTGTGCCCGTCGTAGTCGCGCAAAACGTTGTAAATTGTTGTACCTTCGTGCACCAAACCGCCCGGCGAGTTCAGGTAGATCGTAAGATCCCCTTCCATCTCGCTCAAAGACTCGACCACGCTAGACGCCGTGATGCATTCCTCACCCCAAAAGTCTTGCCCCACCGTTCCATAGAGATAGAGTTCATTCATTTCATTGATCCTCGTGTTGTGTTCCGGCCACTGGTGGGGCGGGTTTTGCGTGGTACCGTCCATCGCTGTCGTAGATCAGATTGTCAGCGTCAGCTTCGACTTTGTCTTCGACCTGCTCTTCGCGGATTTGATCAGGGTCACGACCAAGTGATGTGATGGCACGCTGACGGCTGTTGAGACCGGCGCGGACCTCTTCAATCAACGGCTTCAATTCTTTAGCGGGGTCGATCAAAATGCGCGCAGGCGGAACCCAATCGACCTTGGCCTCAAGAATCTCAGGGACACGGTTATGAAACCGTGGATCAAGCGCCCAAGCCTTGAGAAACTCACGGCCCAACGGCTCAAGAATTTGGCCGATCATCAAAAGCCACTGCCACGCTTCGACATTGCGATCCATCTCCATGCGACCCATTTTGGCCGAAGAAAAATTGACGTTGCTCAAGTCGCCAGAACAAGCCTCATAGGTGATACCCACACCCTTAGCGATGCGCCGCAACTGGCCGCGCGTGAATTCGTCATACCCATCCACGCCGGGCGGACTGGCAAACTCATAGGCTTCTGGACCGTTCACATCTATAATGGCACCGGGTGAAAGCTTCGCAGGTGCCGACTTCGCGGAATTTTCTGTGTGTCGAAACACTGTGAAACATGCTGCGATCTTTTGACGAAGTAGCTGCGCATCTTCATAGTCAGCCAAATCTTGCAAAGGCACTGCGACGGGCGCAAACCATGATACGCCTCGCTCTTGTCCAGGTCGATCCTGACGAAAACCGTGATACACAAATCGAGCAGGAACGCGGCGTGACTGCGTACCCTTCTTCCAATTGAACCAACCTTGCGCGCCCGGATGCTCATCAAAGATGTAGTAAGCCACACGGTTGCCTGCGGCATCATATTCGATCCCATCCTGCACATAGCCACCCGCAATGTCTGCGCGGTGGACACTTGCGTCGAGGTGGTCGATTTCCAGGACTTCAATTTGAGGATACGTCCCGTTTGCAGCGGGATGAATTATCACCAGAACCTCACCGTCCGTCACGATTGCGGCTTTCATCAAGCGCTGAAGGCCACCAAGCGTTTCACGTCCACGTCGATCAATCGCAGTTGATTTGAGATGTTCTGCGAGGAGCGCCTTACCCTCTTTCGCAAGATCACTATCTTCGATTCCTTCGAGCTTTGGCGTGATCCCTTTTCCGATCACATGAGCCACAATAGTCATCACGACGCCAACCGCTGTCGGGTTGTTGCGCACCATGTCACGCGAGATAAACGAGAGACGCGCGCGTTGGCGACCAGCTGCATTCGCATCGTCGCGAGATTTACGCCAAGACCCCGTGCGCCCGCCTGCGCTGGCCGCATCGTAGTGCGCTGACATACTGCGCAACGCAACACGCGCCGAAACACGCTTCATGGCCGCTTGAGGTGCAACGACCGCAAGCGCTTTGTCTGTCCAGTGAAGTGTCACGCTCTAAAAACCTTTATCGAAAGATGGGTAGCTCACCCCATCGTTTGCGCTGGATGGACCGCTCTCAGCAGCCACCTGACCTTCCAAATCGCGAATTCGCCGACGCATTTCATCGCCCGACGCGAAGGTCACTTTTTCCCCACCCTGCTCGAGGCTCAAAACGCCCTTGCCGTAGTTTTCTTTGAGCATCGCCAATTGGTCTGCTGTTGCACTCATAGCCAATTATCCCTTGTAGGAATCCACTCCGCCACTTCGGGCGCTTGTTCTGGTTCTGCAGGCGCGTCTTCGATTTCTCCCACGAAACGTGCGAAGACATTTGAAAGGTCCAGCCGCGCCCAATCAGGCGGATCATCAGGCTTTAAGCGTTCGCCGCCGATGATGATAAATGTTGCTTGTGCCTGCACGAGATGATCGAGGCTTTCATTGCGCACAAAGCCTGGTCGTTTTGACCAAACCCCATCATTGTCGCGGCGCTCTGCAGTGAACTCGATCAATTCGTCGTTCGTCATCCAGTCTGGAACGGCGCAATAGTTTGGCCCTTCCTCTGGCATGACAAGACCTGCCGACACCGAGTCCTTCAGACGATCTGTCGCCATGTTCAAAATCACGATGTCTTTGGCAACGCGGCGATTTTTGTTTTTACCTGAGACAGTTTCAGGCGAAGCCTGCCACACACGATCACGGTACTCGCGCTTTTTGCCACCACGCCCACGCGACAGATGCCAGAAAGTACCTTTGCCCGCCTTGCGACGGCGACGCAGAAACTTATACGCGTGGTCGGTTGTTGCCTTCTCGCCCTGCATGTCGACCGTTGCGGCAACGGCACCAAGCTCCCATTCTCCTCCCTCAACCGTCCAACGCATGTTTTCCAGATCGTCAAGAACCTCCCAATCGTCTGCGAAAATGCCCGGACGCAAAACGCGATCAATCGGACCATCGGGGCCATTTGGTGGGTTCTTCAGGTCAAATCGATCGATGGGCTGGCGACGACCATCCAGACCGAAGGCTGTCACCCCAACGCTAAAATAAGTCCCCTGCGTATCAACCGAGATCACGATAAACGCGGTCCAGCTTGGCGCCACCTTTTTGGTTGACGGTGTTGCCTCAGCCTTTTTGCGCAAATCTTCAATTGAAATGTCGCCACCACCACCTGAACGCGGACGATAGGGCAATCCAATGCGCGTGTTGACCACAGACCGAAGTTGGCTTTCGTCACCTGTACTTTTGTACTGACGTTCAGCTTGGCGCATTTTCACAACGATATCTGCCCACGGCATGAATGCCGCCTGAGTTCCATCAAGCCAGTAACCAAGCATATCCGTGTCGATTACATTCCCGCTTTGAAGAGAAACTGCCTTCCCTTCGACGCCAATGTGTAGCCACTGCGAGGCGGCAAGCATCTCAAG